AACGCCGGTCGCTGCGCCTGTGCCTGCAGCGGCGCCCGACGCATTGAGAACGGTAACGCCAACACCGGTTGCGGTGCCGGTACCAGTTGCAGCACCTACACCGGTCGTGAACGCAGCGGTGACGCCAGTACCAACGCCGGTTGCGCGCCCGAGACCGCCGGGATTGAGCAGCCAGGCGCCGCCAAATGGCACGCTCGCGAACGTGCCGCCGGCAAAATATTTCTTGTCACCGACTACATTGCCAGCATCGTCAACAGAAGAGCGACCAGCCGCGGTGCCAATCGCGCCGAAAGTCCAAGCGCCAACACCGGTAGCACCACCAATACCCGTCGCGGCACCAACGCCGATGCCGTACGGACCGGCACGTATCGATAAAAGAATGAGCGCCTTATCAGCATTGTTGCCACTAGAAAGACCAGAAGCCTTGACGCCGGAAGCGTCGGCAATCTGGTAATTCCAATGCAACGTAATGTTAGACGCTGCAGAGCTTCCGCTCGTACCCACCTGACTGGAAGACAGCGCCCAGCCGCTACCGGTGTCGCCTGTAATGACAACGTTGTTGGTGTCTTCAGTTGCTTCCGTATAGAGAAATATGCGCGGCTGCAGCGTGAGACCGGCAAGAGCGGCAGTCAAACCAGTCGCAGCAGCTTGCGATATTCCGGTCGATGCGTCAGCGGTCGCTTGCCCGGTTGGGATTCCAGTGAAACCACCAACAGCCAGCGCCTTGGCAGCGACACCAGACGACGTTGTCAGCGTAACAGTAGCGCCGCTGGCAATTGCAGCTGTCAGTTGCGACCAATAGATCGAACCAACAATACCAGCCGTGGCTGCAGTGGCGCCTACACGATATGACGCAGCTCTGACGTAAGCATTCCCACCCGAATCAGCGACAGTTGGAAGACCAGTCGTTGCGATACCATCGGCGCCAGTCGCTGTGCCAGGATCATGCGAGGTCCAGACAACAACAACGTCGCCGACAGCAAAACCGGTCGTGAGCGTGACTGCGGCCGGCCCGGTAGTCTTGCGTCCTGTTGCGACGATCGGACCTTTAAACGCGATAGCCATTGCGGCTACCTCGCTTTAGGTACGCAGAACGCCTTGATACTGCCCTTGTCTCCGTACGCTGGAGTTAACAGCTCGAAATGCCTGCTCAGCAGTTCGACCCACCATTTCGCTTTGCGAATGATCAGATGCGCGTTACGCCCGTCCGATAGCGCCTTGTGCGCCGGCCTGGTCGCAATCTCCATGAAGCAAATGCGCCTGGTCTTGCTGGCGATATGCGCCAGCACGGCATCGATCGATTCCGGCTCGATATGCTCCAACACGTCCGCGCATACGACGATGTCCGCCGGCACCGGGTCCGCGGAGCATTCCTCGATCGCAGGATCGTAATTATGGATTTTCATTCCAAGTGCCTGTTCTAGCCCTCGCTTGCCACAACCGTAATCCAAGATGTCAGTCGAACCGCAAATGCGAATGAGCTGTTGCACGTCTTTCAGATGCCGCGCGCCATACGAACCGTACTCGGCACTTCGACTATGCAGATCACGATTCAATTCCCGATAGTCATCACTGATCAACTTATCAGTCTGTTGCATCTGATCGATGACCAATGACGGTTTGAAACCAACAGGACGCCACCACTCGCCAAGAGCAGCCGCTCGATCCCTAGCCAGCAGCTTGACGCGCTCAGCAAAAATGCTCTCGCCATGAATCGTGAATTTGCAATCTGGCAGCTTGAAGAATGTAGCAAGCAGTTCATCGGCGGCGTTGAGCATTACATCGCTGGTCTGAAAACGCTTACCGTTGCATTCGACCTCGATGATGTTGTGCCGCTGCCCAACATGCGGTCCGGCCCAGATCTCGCCAGCCGAATAGCTGCAGTCCAAACCGAAGAGATCGAAGTTACGAAAGCCGAGAACGTGCGCGACATTCACCGCGCGCAAACCAGAGGTCGAGCCGCCAAGCAACAGGATGCCGTCGTCTTCGGCGTCATTGACCAGCTTGCAATCAGGCTGTGGATTGGCGCCCAACGCATGCCAGAGCAGCACCTTGTTGTTGCGCAGATGCTCGAACATGGCATCGTGGCAGACAGATGCCAGACAGTAGGTCGTGTCCTCGCACGGGTTCTTGACGAATGCGAGCTTCTCGTCGCGCGGATCGTATTCAACGTACCAGACTGGCGTAATGCCACGCTCGATCAGGAAATCATGGGCACCAGAAGTAGCGACGACCCAAGGCGTCTGAATCTGCTGCCAGGTCTGCTTGAGCGACGGCCCATAGCCGCAGATCGCAACACTCTCAGGACAAGCCGGCTGAACCGTTAGGCGAGGCAGATCACGGCGGATGTTCTCTCGCATCCTTTGCAGCCGTTCCTCGCCATCGATCGCGATCTTGACTGCAAACTTGGGCACCTGACCTCCTCACTTGAGCAAGCGCCCGACCAATTGCTTGATCGTCTTATCTTTCGCTTCCATCATCCGCGGCTTAATGATGAGCGGATCCTTCACGCCATCGGCGTAATGATCGAGCACCACATCTTCCATCGCACTCTGTACAATCGGCACGAGCGGCTTCATCAAGCTCGACGTTGATCCACAAGCGATGCCAATTGCGTCCGCAATGACCGGATATAGACGCTGTGCTTTTGGGCGCAGCTTATCCGGCAAGCCAGATGGTAGACCACGCTCCAGCAACCAGGCGTGCGAGTAGGCACGCGACTTAAACTGACAGCCAGGGCACTGTGTACAGGCATGATGCGTGATGATTTGAGCTTCGTGATCATTCTTAGGCTGGGGAAGATTAGGATTGATCTGCGCCCACAGCCTGCGAGCGGTCTTGAAGTCATGCTCATCCAACGCACGCAGCATGACAGGCGAGTATTTCATTTACCAGCCTTAGCCTTGTCACGCGCCTCAAGCTGCAGGCGCCGGATCTCATCCTGATCGGTCACGCCAGCGGCCATGGCCTTGGTCACTGCTTCGGCCATGGCCTGCTCGATCGACGAACCTTTCGGCCCGGGTGGATTCGGCTTGCTCGCTGCTTTCGGATGCCCAGCAGAGCTACCGACAGCAGCGACAATCACCGGCTTGGCCGGTGCTTCCTTTGCCATTGACGACTCCTAGTCGAGAGTGATCGTGGATCCTGTCGTGAGCCGCGGAGTCACACCCGCAGCGCCGATCGGGATGTTAGGCGTGACCGTGCCCGACCACAAGATCGCTGTCGCACCACCACCGGACTTGCCGGTAGAGAAGTGCGTGATGGTCGTGCCTGCTGCGCCCGATGCCGGGAAGTCGATGTTCGCCGCAGGCGACACACTGCCAGCGGACGATGTGCTCCAACCGGTCGAACGCGCCACGTTCACACGCGCGTAGCTGGTATAGCCAGCCTCGGTCGTGCTCTGCGTGCCAGCATCGCCGGGATCTGCCGTATGCAGAGCGACAACGATGTTGGTTTCGGGCGAGGCCGTTGCGTTGATAGCATAGTTCGCCCAGGTCGTGGCCGAGAACACGAGGTTCAAGATTGCATTTTCGGTAACGTCAGCAATAGACATGATGTTCTCCTTAGTATTTCACCCCGTCGAGGCCCATCTGTGTTAGGTCACGACCGGGGCGACCTGCCGGACCTGGTGCTCCATCTTTTCCGTCTTTTCCTGCTTTACCCGGTGCGCCTGCACGTACGCAGAGCCACCAATCCGGGCCTGGCGGCTTTGAGGTTGTCTCACGGCGCGCTTTCCATTCCTGCCCGCCTTCGGTGATGACATTCCACTTGTAATAGGTCTGGCCAGGCTTGTAGGTACCGCGCTGTACCGTCCACGGCAGCTCTGCAATCACATGTGAATGCTCGCCGCGCTTTGCGATCAGCGTCACGATTCCTTTGACCTCGTCAAGCTCGGCAGTGAGATCCTCCATGCCCAATCCCATCGGGCCGATCTCACCACGCTCACCTTTCTCGCCGCGAATGCTCTCACCGGGATCGCCTTTTTCGCCGCGCTCACCAGGAAGACCACGCTCACCGGGCGGACCTTGAATGCTCAAGCCGTCGCGGCCATCGCGCCCAGCTAAACCAGCTTCACCCTTCTCGCCACGTTCGCCTGGAAGCCCGCGTTCACCGCGCTCACCAGGAAGACCAGGTTCACCGCGTTCTCCAGGATCGCCCTTCTCGCCGCGAATACTCTCTCCAGGATCACCCTTCTCGCCGCGAACGCCAGGCTCACCGCGCTCACCACGATCACCAGGATCACCTTTCTCGCCAGAAGGACCAACAGGCCCAACGTCTCCAGGCTCACCTTGCCCGCCAGTTAATCCTTGTATTCCAGGTGCACCTTTCTCGCCTTTCTCGCCCACAGGACCGATAGGGCCGATGTCACCAGGCTCGCCTTTCTCACCAGGCGGGCCAGGTGGACCTTCTGGCCCTGGCTCACCCTTCTCACCAGCGGCGCCGGGAGGACCAACAGGGCCGATGTCACCAGGCGAGCCAGGATCTCCTTTTTCCGGTATTTTGATTTGCGCCTTGATTGCCGCCAGTTCTTCGCGCAGAGCAATATTCTCCGCACGCAGAGGAGCCAGCGAGCGCGTGATCGCAATGTCGATCTCGGCGGCGATATCTTCTAGCTCAAGGGTGACTTGCACGTGCCAGTTCCTTCGCCGCTAGTGCGTTGTGCAATAACTGTCTTGAGGCGGCAGGCGGCGGTTGATCCGCGGGAGCTGCTGGAGCTGTAGGCTTGGGCGGCGTGGCCGGTGCGAACGGATCCGCCTGCGAATCGCGCTTGTTCAATGCCGCGAGCGAATAGTTCTGCTGCTGCAGATATGGCGTATCGCCGCCTTCGACGGGCTCGTAACCAAGCTTCTTGCGTCCTTCATTCGGCTTCAGCGTGCCAGAACCAATTCCGACACTGATCGTCTCGGCCATCGACTTCTGATCCATGCCAAGCAGATCGTCGCGATTGAACTCAGTGCCATACGGTGGCGGCAACGCCAATCCAGTGTCCAAGCAGCGCTCGATCTGCTCGATCAGGATCTGCAAGCAGTCGGCATAGAAGCCACGCTCCAGCGCTTCGATATTGTTGTAGCTCGGTGTGGCGCCGACGCCGACCTTGTAGCCAGGTACACCAAAAGCAGCGCAGATCGTCTCGCTTGTCCACTTGAGCTGCTCGATCAGCTGAGCATCGACAGCATTGATCTTGAACGCCTCGTATTTGAGCCCATTGCTGCCGACGAACAAACGCCCAACATTGGCGCCGGCATATTTCTGCGTGAACTCTTCCTTCAAGCGTGTTGCGTCTTCCTTGCTGATGGGGCCAGGCGCCGTCAGCATCCCGCCAGGATTGGCACCATTGGCAAAGAAGCGCTCGCTGTGAGTCTGAATACGTTGCGCCTGAATTGCCGGCAAACCTGCAGCGTAGATCGGAGATAAACCGACGAGTGGATGATAAATCGCGTTGATGCGATCATGAATGATCTCACTCGCCGGGACTGTAATCGCGGAGCTGACACCTGAGAGCATGTCTTCACGCAGCTCGTAAAACACTTCCCCAATTGGCGAGATCAACGGGCGCGTAAAGTTGGGATCAAGCGGGTAAAGATCAGTGACGACGTTGCGGTTGTCGCGCCCCTTGAGCGCGTACAGATTGCCCCAGCACATCAGTGATGTGATCCAATTCTGAATGAACTGGATCGTGTTCTGATAAGGATTGGGCTGCCGCAACACCGGACGAAAAGCTGCAGCTGTGGCGTTGTCGTCTGGCTCTGACCAAATGCCATTCGCCGACTCCTGCACCAGTCGCAACTCCATCTTGGCAATTGAGTTGGCGATCAGCGTGATGCAGCGAAACACCACAGCGTTCGATAGCACACTGTCAGTACGGTAATGTTCATCGTTGCGTTGCCACGCGCCAGTGTAAGGCTCGTGCACAAGCGGCATCCATCCACCCCGATTGTCAGGGTAGGAGCCAACCGAGAATTGCTTCTCGCGGCGTGCAACTTTTTGCTTCGACCTCGGCACGCTGGAGCGTTTTCTCGCCCCAGATATCGTTTTACGTGCCATCTTCACTCTCCGCTACGCTGATACGCGGCTCTTCTGCCGTCATATCGCGACGCCGATAGGATCGTCGTGTCGGCTGCAACTGTTGCGGTGGCTGTGCCTCCACAATACGACTCTGTTGCAGAATCGGTTTCTTCTCGCCAACAGGCGCCGTCTTGGCATGCCCAACCAACTCGAGTGTCTTGGCATGCGCATGCGTGGTGCGAAACGTTTCGCCAGCTTTTAGCTCGCGACCAGCATACCAAAAGTTCTTGCGCGCGATCATGTCTTTCATTTGCGGCGCCTCTTTCTGCCAACGCGGCTGGCCTGGCTCAACGCGATCGCTATGGCCTGGCGACGGCTGCGCACCTTCGGACCACGCTTGGAGCCCGAGTGAAGCGAGCCGACTTTGAACTCATGCATCACAGTGCGAATCTTGGAACGGCCCTTCGGCCCAACTCGACGCTTGCGTGCCATCGCCATTCTCCTTCACAAAGCTCCTGCCGACCTGGGAGGTTTGAATCTCAGGCCGGCAGGGTCAGGTGGGTTCTACCCGCGTGGGAGGGAACAAGAACACACCTAAGTTCCTGGTTCAGTCACATCCCCAATTGAGGGGTCCGCCAGGGTATTAGACGCTGGCAACCGTACCGTAGTTGGCGCCAGTGATCACATACACTGCCTTGGTACGACGACGGAGCCAGTTGATGTAACGCTCCGCACGAATGCCGACCATGTTCTGCTGCCACAGGCTGACCATGCTGACCGGCGGCGTGGTTGGCGCACTGTCGAGTTCGAGCGAAGCTTCGCGGCTGACATCGATCGTGACCGCACCATCGTCCGCAAGCAGAATCTCTTGCGGCTTGAGAATGATGATGTCGCCAGACGGCACGCTATCGGACACCACGACCGTGAACCCGAACAGTGTTCCGCCATCAGCATTGATCGACGCAAACTCGGGTTGCCCGAGTGCGTTGGTCAGCATGGCGAGAGAAGCCGCCATGTTCGAGCGCATCAACCACACCAGGCCGCTGGCTGGGATGTTGTCGGATGCAAACGAGGCCAACACCGTCTTGAGATCGGTACGCAGCGCATCAGCAGTCGTGCCGCTGGCTGCCGATGTCGGCGCACCATTGGTGATCGAGGCAGGCGATACGTTCGATACTGCAACAATCGACGGATCGGTGAACTGCTGATCGAGGAACTGCGCCATAGCAGCACCCAGATCTTGCCGCACCAACCCTTCGGCCGAAGGATTGCTGAACCGCACCAGCTCGTCGGTGAGCACGACAATGCCCGCTGCCTTGGTAAAGCGCAGCGTGACCGTTTCGAAGCTCAGACGGCTGACACCCTTGGATGCCCCTTCACCGACCCATCCCACCGAACTGCCGGCGGTCTGGCTGGGCATCGAGATGTTGAACGGCACCCGACGCAGGTTGGGAATACGACCAAGGATGGTCATCGGCCGCAGGAACTCGATGAACTCCGATGCCATCTGCGTATAGGGCACCAGCGGCAGCGCCCAGTTGGCGTCGGTCGTGGTGCCGGCCGCAACCGCGGACTTGAGCACTTCGGCCACTTCCGGCGTGTCCTTCCAGAACTCGTTGGCCTGGGCGATCTGCAGTGCCTCGCTGCGGGATCCCTTGGCTCGCGCCATCGCAATCACAAAGCGAGTGAACGGAATACCAGGCGGCAGATTGCGCTTGGTCTGGATGATGATGCCACTGCGAGAATCGCTGCCGTTCTTCTGGCTCGTGCCATCGACCGGCTTAGCGGCTGCCTTGGTTGTCTGCTCCAGCTCGTTGAGGCGGACGAGATGCTCGTCGATCTCCTTGACCTCGGCAGTCAGACGATCGAATTCGTCCTTCTGCTCCTGATCGAGCGTGACAGTATCATCAACGTCCATGATCTCGTTCTTGCGCGCCATCTTCGACGCGCGGGTAGCTTCGAACGCCGAGATCCTCTCGGCAACAGTTTGCTTGGCCATCTTGGCCTCCTTTGATCGCACAATAGGTTTTGCTGCTTTGTCAGCAACAGCCGACTTTTCTTTACCGGTAGACTTATCGGCAGCAGCCGATGATTTTTGGCTAAATGCAGCCAAATCTTTCGCATCGATCGAACGTACCAGCTGAATCGACGCTTCGCTGTTCGCTGGGATGGTGACGAGCGACAGCTCTAGCCATTCCCATTCCTTGAAACGAATTCCGTAATTCTTGCTGTCCTTGATTGGCTCCATGTCGAGCGCACGGAATCCGATCGACACCGCACGCACCAGCTTGGCTTTGACAGCGTGCCAAGCCTTATCGACCATGTTCTTGAGATCGCCTGGCTCCTCGATCTTGGCGAAGCGCGCCTTGAACGGGATGCCCTTCTCCGTTGCTTCCGCGAACTCCACCCAGCCGACAGGCTGATCAGAGCGATGTTGCCACAACAGTGGCATCGGCAACGTGAACTTGGCGCCCATGCTTTCGACGACATCGTCCATACGATCCGTCGAAGGTGTGGACGCGATGCCTTCGATAATGCGCGCCTCGTCGGCAAGGTTCTTGATGCTGAGCAACGAATAGGCGCGTAGCGTCTCGCCGCTCTTCGCACGCTTGGTAATTTGTGCCTGGGCGGCGGCAGTTGCTGCCGCGGCGGCGGCAGGATCCGGCAGTTCGCGATAATCCCAGCACACCTGGCAGTGCGCCGTGGCTTCCTCCAGCGATTCCGCCATCTCGCAATTGAGCATGTGATTGGCGCAACGGCTGATGAACGCGACTTGGCTCTCGTCAGGAGCTGGCTCGGGCATTTCCATGCTGTAGCTACCCATGCCCATGTCTTTTATCTTCGGAGCATTCATGATGCCAACTCCTTCAGAAAACCGAGATGCCTAGCAGACCGAGTAGCTGCAGGATGCAGTACACTCCGATCACGACGTAGACGATGATGATGAGGTACTTCGCAGGCTCTGCGGGAACCTCTAGCTTCTTGATGCCCCAGATGATGATGCCTCCGATGCAGATCGCTATCGCGATGTGCGCGAACGTAATCAGCAGAACGGATGCACTCATGGCGAACCTCGCATGAGATTGACGGTGATAGTCTGCCGCGAGATCGGTGCCTTAAGTGGTCTAACGCCGTGAAGACTGTTGATCGTTCGCAGCATGAACAGGATGCGCCTTGGTTGCGGCTCGAGTTTCAGCACAGTTTCGACCTCCGACCAAGGTGGCTGCCTGTTTGACCAATCCGCTTTCGGATGCGTCTTGTGCTGCAGCACTTCGAAGGCGCCACCCCATTCCGGCAGCCATTCGAGATTGAAGAACATCACCGCAGTGGCAACCTTATGCATGCTATCAGGGTGTGGACGCACTTCACCATTGAAGCCAGGTAACGCGCTCCACTCGAACTGCGCCTTCAGTGTGGTTGTATCGATGCCGAACACACGAGCGCACATCCGCGGAAATTCTCGCAACAGCCAGATATGCAACTGCTCCCATTCCGGCAGCTGCGAGATGTACTGACTGAAACCACGATCGCGATCGCAGAAGTGATTCTTGTTCCCCATACCGGCGAGCACATGCAGGTCTGCATCGCTTGGGAAGGTCGAGGCCAGGTGCCACCATAGCCGATAGTCCATCGCTTCGTCATAGCAGGCGACACAGAACGGATCTACGATAGCGACCGTTGGCTGTGACGAGAGATCGATCAATGCGCAAGCCCCAGCACGATAATCGCGACAAAACAGAACGCCAGCACAAACCAGATAACCCAGTCGTACTTGCCCAAGATCTTCACGCGCGTGATCCTGCGCATCAATCTTGAGCTGCGTCGATCGGCTCGCCAGCTTGATCAGACGTCGCTACCTTGAGCAGCGCACAGATATCCTTGAGCAGATCGCGATTCTCACGCAACAGCGTAATTATCTTCTCCAGCTTGGCTTCAACGGCGACCTCGTAGTTGCTCATTCGCCTCTCTCGCGACGGTACTTCCTGATCCCGCTTGCGGCGGCTAGCATCGCTACGATCGATGCCAGACAGAAAACTCCGATGATGTCGATCCTGGTGATCATTTCTTCATGTTGAGCGGGTTAAACGAGCGCTCCAACTCCGACCGCGCCAGTGCCAACTGGATCTCCAGCATCTGAATCTGCTTCTTCAGCGCGGCGATCTCCTCCTCGCTCTTGGGCGAGACCTTCTGCCTTTCGCTTTTGTCTAGGAATTTCATATATCTGTCCGTCTTTCAATAGGTGATATCGCTTCAGTTTGATCAAGAGCGGATCGTCATCCGAGATGCGAGGGCAGTCATCTGGTGTCGAAGACACGCCTGGATCATCCTCACTCAAGTGCCCCGGCAGCGGTTCGTGGTCTTTCGATCGTAGCAGCCATTCGCGCTCTTCTGGCGTCATGCGCTGATTGGTCATGTCAATGCGAACAGCTGATACTCGGGTGGCTTGACCACTTCAGAGTTGGCCACGCCGAACGCCATCGTGAGCGCAACCAATCCGTCGATGCGGCGAACCGACTTCTGCTTCGACAGCTTACGGTTCTGCGCTGGATCCATCACCACGACCGCATTGTCCGCGCACATCGTCAGCACCGGGTTGCCGCCATGAGCGATCTTGCCGTTGACGAGCGCAGTCTCGAATGCGTGCAATGCTGGTGACATCGACTGGAAGCCCTGGCCGAACTCGACAAAGCGCTCGGCGATAGTGGCTTCCTCGAACCCACAGTGCAGCAGCCAGGACTTCAGGTTGGCGAAGTTCCAGCGATCGAAGGCGATCTTCTGTACCTCGCAGGTATCGAACAGCTCGCGCAACCAGGTGGCGACGTATTCGTAATCGACCGACTTTCCTGGCACCAGGTTGATGAACCCTTGCTGCGCCCAGAGATCGTACGGCACGCGATCGGTCATGGCGCGATCGCGCAGATGATCCTCCGGTAGCCAGAATGTCGGATGCACTTGCCAAACGTCGTCGATCTTGTGCATCGACACGAACGCAGTGAGATCGCTCACTGCCGACAGATCGAGGCCGGCGTAGATCTTCTGCCCCTGATACGGCGACGGCTTGGCGCTGCAGCTCTTCCAGGTCGTGGGCGAGACAAAGCGCGTCGTTGCCTCGATGCGCTGGTTCAGCACCAGATTGCGATAGCCTGCTTCGGCGGCCGGCATACGCTTCGCCGACTCGGCCATCGCCATAACTTCCTTCTTGTTCTGGAAGTCACCGAATGCCGGATTGGCAGCCTTCGCTGCCTCAGTCGAAAAAGGGTCGAGTTCAGGATCCGCAGTGTAGAGCGCGAGCACGGTGCGCGGATCGTGTCCGGCCTTGGCATCATCGATCAGCACCGACAGCAGATCGCCATCGGTTGGCGCCTGCGTGGAGATGATGATCGTCAGCGGATCAGTCTGCGCGGCAGTTGCCGTCTCCAATGCTTCGTACAATTCGCTGCGATTGCCACGCACCTGGCCCAGCTCGTCGAACAAGCTGAGTACAGGTGAGAGGCCCATGGCCGTGCTGGCGTCCGCGGATAGCGCGCGATACATGGTGCCGAGTTGCTCGCATAACAGCTGCTTGGCCGTGTCGCGTACCGTCACCACGCTGTTGAGTTCGACCGACATGCGAACGATCTTGGTGGCGAGCGCGAAGATCAACGCCGCCTGGTCGCGCGATTGCGCAGCAGAATAAAGCTGACTGTTGGCACGTGCTTCCGGCCCGCACAGATGCAGCAGCAGGATGAATGCCGACAAGCTCGATTTGCCGTTCTTGCGGCCGAAACTGATGATGGCGCGACGGGTACCGTGCGGGTTGTCGTAGATTCGCGTGAGGATGTCCTGCTGCCAGGCGCGCAGCTTCACTTGCTTGCCGACGTCCGTTCCTTCCGGCACACGGCAGTACTTCTGAACCCAGGCGATGTTGCGCTCGGCACGAGTGACCTCCGGGAGCGGCTTAGCCTTCCCAGGGCTTGAACGTGATCGTTTTCTTGTTGCCACGATGGTTGGTTACCGATTGCTGAGTGATTCGCATCTTCGTCGCAAGCATGCAGAGCGCATCGCTTTCGTGCTTCTGCATCTGCAACAGACGCTGGTAATCCTGGATCTTCAGGTTCTTGTCCGACGTCGCCTTCTCGATCAGTTGGGCGATACGTCGAGCCTGGACAGCATGCCGACAGTATTGGGACAGCAGTACGATGTTGGCAGGTGAGAACCAGTCCGCCGGAAATGCATCGATGACGATACGCCAGATCTCAACCTCTTCATCGGTCAGATCATGCGGTGCCAACAGCCTAGGCTGGACCTCAACTGCTTCTCGTTCCAACAGTGCAAGTGAACTAGGCTTGCGCCCACGCTGAGCCATTTAACCTACCTATGACTGCGTCACGTGAGATCGTGTCACGTGATCAAAACTAAGCATTCGAGCTGGGGCATCCGCTCCCCACATTCTTACAGCACGAGGCACGAAATTACAGATTAGCAAAATCGGTGCACCCTGCGGTCGCCGCCCCTCGCGCCGGCTATAACAGAAATACCCGCCCCTTATCAATGGCATGCCCCGGTTTGCTTCGATATTGCAGCGGAAGCGCGCGCTATCGCATTGCAGCGATCTAGCTTGGAGCGCGGCGTTGCCGCGCCGATATCGGCGCCGAGCGGATCATTGCAGCAACGGCTCGAGTCGGAGTTGCGCGCGAGTCGGAGTGTTGCGATTAAATCACGTGAAAATTATTTGTTTCCAACGGCATGAAAAAAGCTTGCCGCGTCTATATCACGTGATATTCTGCGCCTTGGCAATGACGCCAAGGGGAGTCACGACAATGGCAACGGAAACACTCTTTCACCTAATCATGGGAAGCATGATCGGCGCATGCGTCCTTGGCTGTATCGTCGCGGCGTTTGCCGAGATGTACAACGCCAGCAACTATCGCGTGCGGCGTCTTCGAAAGAATATGCATCGGGCAAGACGCGCACGGCATGCCGCACGATATCGTTAATCCTTCCAACCCACATCAAACCGGAGTCACGCCAATGATCACCATCGTCCTTGCATCCGCTCTATTCGCCAGCATGCTGACGCTAGCGGCGTTTGCTGCATTCGTCCCGTCTAACTAACCAGCACAAGAGGAGTCACGACAATGGCAAAGCGAAAGATTCGCCTCGAATGTCACCTTGGCCATGAAGCCTTCACGATCATTGATACCAGCAACGCGACGATACTGGATTCCGTCGCAACTCCGCTCCAACCCAAGATGGACGCGCACGTCAAATATGCGGCGATCAGCGATGACCAAGTATTTGAGGTTCACTATTGGCCGAATTCAGGATGGTGTTTCATCTAGGCCGAAACGGCGCGCTAGCGCCGTCGCAACGTATCGCGTTGCCTGACGATGGCCAGAACGCCAAAAGGAGTCACGACAATGGGACCGAAAATTTTCACCATCGGCGCCGTGCTAGAACACAAGGCGCAATATGGTTCGCTTCGCGAAAAAATTGCTGCAGAGTCTGCCGCACGGCGCGCGCGCTACTCTGAATTTTCTCGCGCTTTCGAGTTGGCACATAAGGCCGGATTAGAGGCGGGACGCAACGCCATGCCGACTCCCATGCTGGTTATGGCTGGCGATAAAGTTATCGAGCATGTGTCGGAAGGCGCATGCGGTTTCGCTTGGGTCCGCGTGCGGCCGGCAACGTCTTCGTTCGCGCGTTGGCTGGTCAAAAACAAGCTTGCACATAAAGCGTACCGCGGAGGAGTCGATATCTGGATTAGCGACCATAACCAGAGCGTGACGCGCAAGGAAGCACATGCGCGCGCCATGGCGACCATCCTAAATCGCGAATTAGGAATCGACTGCTACGCCAATTCCCGCCTCGATTAATCCAACTCTACTCGCAAACCAGACAGAGGAGTCACGCTATGCAGATCACAAAAACATTCAAACCAATTCGCCCCATCTATGCCGAAGATGACGGACGCGCCTATTACCTGAATCCCATCTTAGGCGTTGACATGGGGCGCGTACACTATGGCCACTGGCATTGGCCGTCATGCTCCTACTGGTTAGTTCCAGGTACTTTCGCAATTGATTAGCGCGCGTTGCGAGTTGTGCTCCTATCCTTGGGAGCACAATTCAGAACGCGGCAATCATGCCACGCTCTAACCAGGAGTCACGCCATGTCTTATAAAATAGTTCGCATGTTCCAACGTTCTGACATTCCGCGCCGCACCATCAAAACCGGCTTAACACTGGAACAAGCACAAGCACATTGCCAAGACCCGGAAACGTCTAGCAGCACAGCCAAAGGTTACAAGGCGCGCAAGCGTAGTGAGATGTATGGGCCATGGTTTGACGGGTACGAAGAATCCTAATTAGCGCGCGTTGCGAGTTGTGCTCCTATCCTTGGGAGCACAATTCAGAACGCGGCAATCATGCCACGCTCTAACCAGGAGTCACGCCATGTCTACACGTGCAATGTATACTTTCAAAGACAACGACTCTACGCTTCACGTTTATAAACACCATGACGGCTATCCTACAGGCGCCGCACAATGGCTGAATAACGCGCTAGCGTTTGCGTGGTCATTGCCGCGATATGAGGCGGATGACTTTGCGGCCGCATTCGTCGCGGGAAACAAAATTCCGCATTGGAGTCAGGAAACACTAATCGAAACACTCGACAAGCTTGCTAAATCGCCGCGACCAAAAAACTACAAGGACAAGATTATAAACGTCAAATTCAGCGTCCCGAATTATGCGGTAGGTGGCGGTTTTGGCGGTCCCGGTGGCGGAGTTAGACTCATGCCGTCAGGCAATGTCGAAGACGTTGCGCCCGGTGATATCGAATATCGTTATGAGATCACACAAGGCAATGACGGCGCCTTGCGCGTTGCCGCGTACACGGTAAACGCATGGGACACCTACCAGGAAGAAATGATCCTGAATTGCCGACTCGATGAATTCGCCGATAAGGCAAAAGCATACGAAGACGCGCAAAAGGAATCTGAATCTGTAGACGCCTAGCGCGCGTTGCGTGTTGTGCCTCTTTCGAGGGGCACAATGCAGAACGCGGCAATAGTGCAACGTTCGATAAGAGGAGTCACGACAATGCCGAGCTTTAATTGGAATCTGACAACGCAATATCAGGATCAAAACAAAAAGCGATTCCACAATGCCGCGCGCAAGCAACTCAAATTGCTAGTCGCGGAGTTGCGTCTCGCCCCTGGATCATATGACTTGCGAAACAACAAAGGCGGGATTGCCGTGTCTGGCGAAATTACGCTTCACAGCGATTCCATTTACATTCAAGTCTTGCAATCGTGCCTAGGTGGCGGCATGGGAATTTTGATCCGCACGTGCAAAGGCCGGCGCGACTATACCGGCGGTCAAAATCATTGGTTGCCGTTGTCGCGTCTTAACGATATCGCGATACTTGCCGACTATGTGCGGCGCGTCCATTGGAATCACGTATGGGAACAAACGCCAACGGAATATCGAAGCATGCTAAACGATACACGATACATTCTGGAACTAGACTCGTCAGATGGCGCAACGTGTCTGGTCCCGCTCAAATCGAGTCGCGCCGGTCAAATCCGCTAATCCAACTCGCATCACAAACCAGCAAACCAGGAGTCACACAATGTCGCGAATATGGGAACCTGAAATATCCATAACGTCGATTCGAATCGCAGTCGTGAAGCTAAAAGAGGCTCGCGATAATTTACGCGATGCAAACGCAAACCGCGCGGCCGATTATGTCTCGCGTGCGCTCAAATCAGCCGAAGGCGCATTAAGACATGCGCAAAACAAAGCTCGCAACGTCTAAACGCAAACCAGCAAACCGGAGTCACACAATGTCTCGCTTCGAATTCCCGCGATTCTTCTCCACAGATTCGCACAAAGCGATTAAAGCGCGCGAATTTGGCTGGTTAAACGCAATCAACTACATGTCGCCAGCCCGGAGCGGAGGAGTCGGCAATCTATGCTCGCATGCGAGCCCGGGCTGTATCGCGCTCTGTCTTGGATTGCATTCGGGACAAGCGGCGATGGTCGTACACGCGACAAGAACGAATGCCGTGCGGCAGTCACGAAGACGCAAAGCGGCGTTTTTCATGCGAGACCGCGCCGCGTATATGTCGGAAATGTCCCGCCACGTTGCTATCCTTTACCGCTATGCCACGAAGCGGAATCTTCCGCTTGCCGTTCGCCCTAACGGATCGACCGATATTGCTTACGAGGGAATCCGATTCATGGTTAGATTCGAGTTGGCGCGCGAGCTGGAAGCGATAACCGGGCATGCTGTGCTAGTCGGAGTGCATACGATCTTTTCTGTATTCCCCTACGTCCAATTTCTAGACTACACGAAGAATCCAAACCGATTCAAACGCGCGTTGCCCGCTAACTACCATCTGACGTTTTCGCGGAGCGAAGCAAACGAGTCAGTGTGCCTCGAATTGCTGGCGCGCGGCGTCAATGTCGCGGTTGTTTTCGCTGGCGCTATTCCAGACGTCTGGAACGGCTTTCAGGTTATCAATGGCGACGCGCATGACTTGCGTCACCTAGACCCTAGGGGCGGAGTCGTTGTCGGCCTGACGCCGAAAGGCAACAAGGCAAAGCGGGACCGGTCCGATTTCGTGGTGCGACACTAGGGCCGGTTTTGTGTTGCCGCGTTTCGGCGCGGCAATGCAGAACGCGGCAATGGTGTCCCGTTCTAAATCGAGGAGTCACACATGCAGACTTATCTAGTTAGCATCAATTATCGCACGACTCGAACCTGCAACACTTGGCGCGGCCGCGTGAAAGCCGAAAACGTAAACTCCGCATATGAGCGCGGAGTCGAAATTGTGCGACGGAAACATGGCTGTAAAAATTTCCGCATTGATGGTGGCAATGTGGACGAAACACCGCACAATCTAGGACGCGAGATCGCCGCGGATGAAACCGCACGCGAAGCGACTAACAATGCCACGGAACGATATCTAGCCTTGCCTGAATCCGGCCGGCCTTTTTGGGCGATTGCCTTCCATAGCGACAGCCGAGCCCCACGCGCGAAACACTGGTATCGCGTTTCCAGAATGATCCAAGCCGATAACGATGTTTTCGAGTTGTACTGGCATCCCGATATCGGCTTGCGCGGCAACTCACTTGCCACGATACGGCAACGCGCGCGCGATGCCGGAATCAATCTCGCCCCTGGAGTCTACTGTGACGCAGTAGGACCGCGAGACGGATCAGTCATGGTGCGGAGTATCTAACATGCTCACAACATACGAAGCCGACATGTTGGCCAACGCCTTGCGATTCGGCACCCGGCAACAAAACCGCGACCACGTGAAACGAATCCTTGCCGAGCTAAACCGCCGCAACGTTGCCGAGGCTTACTACCCTGAACTGCGAGATGCGGCGCGTGCCGCGCGGCGTTTCCTTACCGACTCCAGGAGTGCCTAGCATGCTGATCCAGACGCTAATTGCGCTAACATTTCTCGCGCTAGCCTTGGCAGTAGCACGATCAGCCGACTAGCCTCCCCCACATCTGACGAATCGAGCCCGGGCCGGTTGCCCGGGCTTTTCTTTTGCGCGCCCGCAACGGTTTTCGCGCGTTGCAGATATCGGCGCGACCATGCGGCAAGGCTATCACGTGATCCGTGGTGCGATTCCGTAAGGCACCCGCTAGGGGTTAGTGACGCCCCTCCCAAATAAATCACTGTACGGGCTTCTAATCAATTGTCGCGTCTGAAACCATAATTCCACAAGTGGTTACTGGAATGCAGCGCACAATAGTCACGTGAGAAACCATTTTGCGGCGCGGCGCGCAATAGTCGCGCTCGCAACCACTGTCCTGGCGCCACAGGATCACGTGATCCCCTATCCGCGTTTAACCAGACTATCCGCGTTTAACCAGACTATCCGCGTTTAACCAGTATCCGCGTTTAACCAGTATCCGCGTTTAATCAGCTATCGAGGTTCGCAATCGCATCTTGTGGATGATTGATCAGAAAATCCAGGATCTCAGCGCGCCGACGACACAGCTCGCGCAACTCCGCGTCTTGCACTCGTTCTCCGTGAGACCGCAAATCATCGATCAGCGCCTGAATCTCTTGACGATACGACATTGCCCACACCTATCCGCGTTTGATCACACCATAACGATGCAAGCCGCGGCGCCGCTGGTCATGATCCGCTGCCATTCGATGACGTAACACGTAGCTGAGATTCTGTCGCGCGAAGCACGAGATCACTCGATAGCCGAAGTCGCGACGATCACGGCACATAGCCAAACATGATTGCAGCAAACGCACCAATTGCCAACAGTGATCCAATCAGCAGCAGCGTGCCAGCGACCCATCCGTATTTAACATCCGTTAATCGCAAAGCCGTCGATCCCGACCGGCGCCCGGAAGCGCTCACGTGACAGCTTGGACGCCTTCATGCT